CTGATACATTGTGTGCGACCATGGTGATACATCAAAACTTCTGGGGGTGCATGAGCGACGACATGGACATGTTCGTATATGGTTGCAATAACATCATTCGCGACATGAATATGAAAACGCATACGGCCCAGTTGTATGTATTACCCGAAATACTGAAGGAGTTGGATATCACCTACGACAACTTTAAGCGCGTATGTGTCATATCAGGAACGGACTATAATGCATCACGTGCATTACATGTACCACTCCGTCTGGAGGACAAATCGCCACATCCAACTACACTGGTTACGATATCATCGTATAAATGTAAGAAGGAAAATATGCCATCCAGTATCACGCTATATGCCGCTCTCAAACTGTTGAACAGGTTTCGTCAAAATGTAAAGTATTCCAATATGACGTTCTATGACTGGTTGAAACACTATATCAAGTTCGATATAGACTATGTCGCTCTAGACAAGGCATATGATATGTTCTCTGTTCCTGGGTCCATTCCTGGGTCCGTTCCTGGGTCCATTTACATACCAAAATGTAATATACTTTGAACAAATGTAAATATATACAGCAACATAGCTGTGTATATTTTTAACGAATATCTATTTTTATGGAAGAGATCCAATACTCTTACGGATCATGATGAGGTTGGTATCCACCACTGGCTTCGCACCCGAAATGTATTGATATATCATGGCGTTCTTTGTGGCGCGGAGAAGACCATTGAAGTGAGGAATCTGTGTGAACTTGGCGGTAGTGGCTGCGAGCATTGCGGCGGTTTTTTTCTGCCCTGCATAGGTTGGGTCGATGTCCTTGGTGTTGAGTTTGCTGGTTTTTTGTGCGAGATGAACGTCTCCTGCGATATCTGATCCGCTCTCCGCAGTGAAGCTGTTATAGAGCTCGGGATTTGTCTTCTGGAATTTGCCTGCTTGTACATAGTGTTGCACACTGTTCCATTTACGCCCGTCAAGTTCGATGGGTGTGTCTGGGTGGAACCATGTTCCGTCCAACTTCCTACGCCAGTTCGGGAACTGACCCTTGGGTGCCAATTCCACGAACTCTAACTTGCGTCCGATCGGTTCGATCTTCTCACCCGCGCCGCGGCCCGCAGGCTTGTCCGCGGCGCGATCGTAGTACCGAAACACCACGTTCGGGTCTGCTGCCCCAAGAACGTCTACGTCGATTGTGTCTACGATATCTTCGTCCAGAAGGGATTTATTTTGACTCTGATCAGATGTGTTTTTGCCCAAGCGCATCTCTGCCAGTTTTCTGAACTCTCCGATCATGACAAATGAACCACTGTTTCTCTCCATACATTTGGTCACAATGAGATGTTTGATGTCATATGGTATCTCTGCGTAAGTGAAGATGCGACTCCCCTTGTAGCTGATAAGACGGTAATGTGCGCCTGTGTACTCGGTCAAAATATAGAACTCGGGTGCGAACGTCCCATGCGACTCGATCACGGAATCCATGTTCATTCCACATTGTAGAAGATTGTTTTCGTCCTTCTTGGCATATTCACTGGACAGAATAACTATTTTGACTCCCAGGATCCGTTCCAGTGTGGAGATTGCCCATGTATCCGCCCAATAGTCGCGGGTCAGTATCTTCTTCTGGAGCGCGTCCAATGTACTGACACCCTTCATGAACTTGAATTCATTGTACAACTCGCGTGCGGCCTTGGCGACTGCGACCGCCGCTTTGTGTTGCGCTGCAATGTGTTTTGCGGCGCTCACGAGTTCCTGTTGTTCTAGCGCGGAGATGGTCGTCTTGAGCTTTGCTTCGTATTTCTTGTACTCTGTCTGAAGAACCTTGGCGCGCTTCGTCTCATCCATCAGTGTCTTGGAAGACATATCATAGTGTGTTGTGTAATTATCAAACAGTTGTGATGTCGCCTCTAATGATAGTTTATGTCGGAGTTTCGCTACCGTAGTGGATTGCCCCAACTGGAGGAATGCATCGCGCACCACCATGAACAGACAATCTCCTTCACCATCATTTTCATGTGTGTCATAGTTGTTGTTCTTCATCACAGTCTGTAACCATGCGGAGGATTGGCTCTTGGGAGGTTTCACAAACTCTGCTACGAGTGCTTGTGCGGCCTCGCGCGTCTCCTCGGGTATCGCGGCGGTGCGTGCGATCGTTGTATCAAGGGTGAAAATGTCGGCGCGCAGTGCGGGAATGGACCCAATATGAATAGCATTGGTAGTACTACCACTACGAGAACTGAGTTTAACTTCCTCTTCTCCCTCTTTTTCATCTTCTTCCTCTTCCCCTTCTGGGGGTGGTGGGATCATGCGTTGCTCTAGCAACATCTTTTTCGTGGCGAACGCGTATATGAGTGGCTCATCGAGCTTCTCTAAACTCAATCCACCATCTTCGTCTGTGAGCGAGATCACGTCGGATGGACGCATTTCGTATACGCCGATCTGGATGGCCTTGGACTTCTTAGTTATCATGTAGATTGGATGATGGACGATCTGTTTATTGGCGTATGCATGGATTGCGCCACCGACCGCGACGACCACATCCACATCTTTCACCTGAATAGAGTACAAGTCTACATCGAGCTCCTTGTCGGCAGGGAGAACTGAGCGCGATTCGGGGTAACTGAGCGTATGTTCAAGTCTTGATACGACCATGTTCTTATACCTCTATATATACAGTACACCTACACTACATTTATACCATTGGTAAGTCAATGACAACAACTCATTTCACGAATGCGTTACATATGGACGCAATTGTGAAATAACACATACATTTACCTTCTCGTATTTTTTACGCGATGGGTCTCAATGAGATCTTTCAGTTTGAACAACGATTTGGTGTTCAATCCCGCATACTCCTTCTGTTTCGCCATGGACAGTTGGATCAGGTAATCGCATATTCCAACTGGTTCATCGTCGTCCTCGTCTTCGTCGGCACCTTTACTCGCCATCATCTTATCCTTGCATAGGACATATACATCAGTGCTCTTGTCTAGTAGGATGGATAGATTCTCAATCAGCTCTGCGACCATATCTTGAGACGCTTCTATCTCAATATGTTGACGTACCATATTCGTAAGAGTTCCAATCGTGTCTATGATCGTCGACCTATGTATTTTCCCAAGCATATACAGCTTTGCATAGAATGATGTGAGCGACTTTCGCATATCGTTCGCTTTGTTCATATCACAGAAACTATCGTATTCAGTGATCGGGTCAACGGACCGAATATCATTATAACTACCTATATACGAATTAAAACGTGTATTCAACACGTCTCCGAATATAGAGTGATTACTTATCATGTCCCCAAACAACTTGGAATATATATCCGAATAGAATAGGTTTCCTGATAGAATGTCAAATATTTGATTCACAAGTTTGTCTACGTCTTCGTGTGCGATATCGGTTTCAAACATCTCATCGATGACCTCAAACAACTCTTTCTTGATTGGTACATTGTTCGCGTTACTACCAAACTTATTCAGTAATGGACGGATGCGTTGGATGTTGGTATTAACACCTCCCTTTTTGAGAACGGAACCACCAGGGTTGAATACAATGTTTCCACTATCTGTGTAGGTTGATCCACCACCTGCAGCTTTTGTATGAGACGATGCGGTTGTCCATCCATCTGATGTCTCTGTTGGTCGCCCTCGATTGCGACGGCGCTTCTTATCTGCATCTGAAGTCACTTCTCGTTTTGTGAATACTGGAGTTTTTATATAGTTGGGGGAACCAACAAGTTTAGATAGTTCATTGATAAGTGCTACTGTAGAGTCGGGAAGTACTACATTGAATCCTCTAGTGGAAATATCTGTAAAATCAGACAGTGCAAACATTGTCATTCTTTAGTGGCTATAGGTACATATGGAACATTTTCTATATGGTTTACTACTATTTTGTGAATGTATGTAACCACCTGATACCATGGAGATAAATCGGAATATTGCATATATGTGCTCGTTGGGAATAATACCCACACCATCATGTATTGTTTATTGACAAACACACTTAAAAGATTGCGGGTATATAATGTATTATGACGAGCAATAATAATATGTTCAAACCAACTATATCGAGGTCCGATACCCAAGCCCCTATCAAATCCCTCCCACCAGTATCAGCAACACCCAACAAGGATACTGTGGATGACGAGGAAGAGGAAATATTACCCATTGAGAAATGGGACGAAATGGAACTACCCGACGACGTCCTTCGCGGTATTTATGCGTATGGGTACGAGAATCCAAGCCCAATTCAAAAGAGAGCGATTAAGCCCATGCTGTCAGGACGTGACTTGATTGCGCAGGCGCAATCGGGAACAGGAAAGACAGCCACCTTCTCCATCGGGTCTATGTCTCGCATCGACGTGAGTAAGAAACAGGTACAGGTATTATGTTTGTCTCCCACACGCGAACTGACTATGCAAATCGCACAAGTGTACGAAGGTATTGGTGCCTTCTTACCTGGACTGAAAGTGGCTACCCTCGTGGGTGGTGTATCCGTAGACGACAACGTCAGGACACTGAAACGTGATCCTCCACATGTAGCCATTGGTACGCCTGGGCGTGTGTTTGATATGATTCGTCGTAGAGCACTCGAGCTGAACAACATTAAGATATTTTTACTGGACGAGGCAGACGAGATGTTGTCGTATGGGTTTAAGGAACAGGTGCAGGAGATTTTTCAATACATGCCCACTGGTGTCCAGACCTGTATTTTTAGCGCCACCATGCCCAGCTACATTTTTGACGTCACTAATAAGTTCATGAACAATCCATTAAAAATCATCGTGAAGACAGAACAGTTGACTCTGGAAGGTATTGCACAGCATTATGTGGCGGTCACAGACGATGTACAGAAGTATGAGATATTGGTTGATCTATATGCAGCTATCTCTGTAGGGCATTGTATCATCTATGCCAATAGTGTGATTCGTGTGCATGATCTACATCAAGCTATGCTTGCTGATGGGTATCCCGTGTGTTCTATCCACTCGAACATGACCAAGCAGGAGCGCGAATCTGCTATGGCCGAGTTTCGGTCGGGGAAGTTTCGTGTTCTCATCTCGTCCAACGTTACTGCAAGAGGTATTGATGTACAGACAGTGAGTTGCGTGATTAACTTTGACATACCTAGAGATGTCAGTACCTACCTCCATCGTATCGGTCGCAGTGGGCGGTGGGGAAGAAAGGGTATGGGTATCAATCTCATCACCGAACGAGATGTACCCAAGATGCGCGAGATTGAGCAATACTACTCCACTCAGATTACCGAGTTACCATCAGATATTTCTTCCACATAAAACCTACTATATATTCGCCATAATAACCTGTATATGTTGATAGTATGATATATGTCGCACGTGCGCACATATCATATTCGTTTGCTCTTTCGGTAAATAATCTCGGAGTGATGTACGAACAATGGTTCTTATAGCACCATCATCACAACAACCATCAACGATACCTCCACCACCCATAGCAGCAGTATTGTCTACATCTGGTCTTGAGGATGATATCCGTGATACATTTGTGCTTCCCATCTGCATGTGCGAGAAGACGCGGACATTGGACGCGACCATAGTGAAAGACATGGAGCTATTAGACGCGGTCGATGACGACGGTGTCGCAATTCTGGATCGTGTATTTGGTGGAGGTGCTGAAACTGACGACAATGTCCTGGGTAAGGTGATGCGGAGTGAAATGGCGAAATACTATACGGACGATGCGCGGTTTATTGAAGATACACAGACCATTTTGCGTGCGTGGACTGGAACAACAGAGTCAATAACTGATAAATCCAATGATAGTCCCCGACAGTCCATGGATAACATGTTCGCATTGTGGAATGAGCTACGAAACGACAAGGACTTCAAGGATAAATATACCTATATGGACTGGGAATCTCTATTGTTCCTGAACGATAACCAGACGTTTCTACAGGTGCTCAGTGTGTACAATCTGATCGCACCTGTACTAGCACTCCTTGTCCCCTGTATCATATGCATTGTCCCATTTTTCATCATGTTGTCGCGCGGATATACAATCTCATTCAGTAAATATGTAGAGCTCTTGAAAACGGTGGCATCGAACCACGCAGTCACAAAGGTGTTCACAGGGTTTAGTGGAATGACCGTACAGCAGAGAATATACTCGGCGATGTCGGCAGGATTCTATTTCATGTCGCTGTACCAGAACACACAGATCTGTCTCAAGTTCTATGCCAATATGTTCAAGATTCACGACAAGCTATTTGAGATCAGAGACTTCGCCAAACGCGTGGGAGACGAGATGGATTTATTTCTGGAACACTCGGGACCATTAGCCAGTTATGGAAAGTTCAACGACAATGTGCGTGCCCATCGCCAGGTTCTTACAAAGATGCACACAGTGCTCGCAGATATACCCCCATGTACCGTCTCATATTCAAAACTGCTTGATATGGGCAAGGTATTGAAATGGTTCTATGTCATGCATACGGGCGAAGAGTTTCACCAGTCAATGCTTTTCTCTCTAGGGTTCATAGGATACACTAAAAACATGCAAGGGGTACAACACAACGTGCGCACCAACAAGATGAATTATGGTGTGCTCATGTCAGCAGATACTGTACCAGTAGCAGATGAGAAGAAGATGAAAAAGAATAAGAAGAAAGGTAAGAAGGCCTGCGAACGTAGAGAGAAACAAGACGCAATGAAGGTGTCGGGAGTGTTTCATCCATCTGTATCAGATGGTGGGGCTGTGAAAAACGATGTCGTACTCAAGAAGGATTGTGTGATTACGGGTCCAAACGCATCAGGTAAAACAACCATGCTAAAATCATTGTTCTTGAGCATCCTATTTACGCAGCAGTATGGGTGTGGATTTTACGATACATGTGCATTCGTCCCCTATACACACCTGCATTGTTATCTGAATATTCCTGATACGTCGGGACGCGACAGCTTGTTTCAGTCCGAGAGCCGCAAGTGCAAGGATATCCTGGACAGTATTCAGAAGGACGGAACCACAGCACGCCATTTCTGTTTGTTTGATGAACTCTATTCGGGAACAAATCCTACAGAGGCAGTGAAATGTGGATATGCCTATCTATCTCACTTGAGCGAGACAGAGAACATCCACTACGTGCTCACCACCCATTATCCTCAGTTGTGTGAGAAGTTGAAAGAGAAACAAGGACTCCTGACCTACCGCATGTGCGTAGATGTACCCAAGGAGTCACGAGAACCGATCATATACACGTACAAGATTGAAGATGGTATTAATGAGGTGGATGGTGGAGTTGAGGTGTTGCGTCAGATGCAGTACCCTACATCCATCCTCAACAAGATGGACGAGTAACAATACATATCTAACCATGGAACGGTTGTGATAGTAGATGATAGAGAGAAACACATACACTTTGTTCGTCTAGATTCTGGTATTTTAATATGATATCACGTTAATGGAAACACCTACCCCAACAAGCGAGATATTTACTCTTCCGTTTTTACTTACGATTGGGATTACGTGCGTTTTAGTCGCGGCGACCGCAGTAATACTATACCACAAGATCACTCGTCAGAGTGAGAAGCTGGACGCAGTGATGGAATTATCTACCGTTCTTGCACAAAAGGTGCGCGCACACGATATGATGCTGAAACAGTGTATGGATGGGCGTTATTCTCCGAACACTACTGAGGACATAGGTCAGTCTGCGCATGGACCTGAATCGGGATCATCCCATTTAGGACACGATGGAGGAAATGGAGGGAGTGGGTTGGTGTACGTCTCTGATGGTCCTGATGGTCCTGATGGATCAGATTCAGATTCAGATTCAGATTCAGATTCAGATTCGGGTTCAGATGACAATATAGAGTTATGTGAAATAGGCGATGTACATCGGATCGCAGAATCAAGAACTTTAGACGCCATCATCATGAACATGGTATCACCATTTAATTCATCTATCATCCATGAGACCGAACTACTAGAGAGTAGTGGCGAGGATAGTGATGACAGTGGTGACAGTGGTGACGACGATGAAGAAGATGAGGAGGAAGATTGTGATGTATCGGGTAAGATTGAACTTCTTGACATTAACATATCAGAAGAAGACCTGGGTAACGAGAATATCAGTAGTATCAATGACATTGATGAAACATCTGTGGAAAAACGGGTTATCACTCTGGACAATATCTCCATCTGCAATGACGGAGATGCTCCAATTGTAGAGGAGTTAGTGGATGCGGGTGGAGAGGATACCCATAAAATACTTGTCGACCTAGGAGATCATTCAGTTGATTACAAGAAACTCAACACGAACGAGCTGAAGCGTATCGCTGTAGATCGTGGGGTGATGGACAAGGGTGACAAGAAGAAGAAGAGTGAGCTTGTGGAGCTACTATCTAGCTCATAAAGGGTAGTCAGAACTAAGTAGTAGAGAGAACAAAATAGTCATAATAACACAATAATACATGCCGTATGGTCGGTGTACTATTATGTAGCCATAGAGTAAAGTGTAAAGTAAAGGATATCCATGCAATCGGTCCAATCAAATAACATTTACAGTGGGAATAACAACTACCATGCCAATATGCCAGCACTCATGTCGGATTCGCGAGAACAGAGCAGTTGGTACATGGAGGCAGCGGTTGACAACAATATTAAGAAGGCCGCCAATATCACAAGCAACTGGGAGTACCGCAAGTATCTCACAAGCAACGCCACGCATCTCATGGATATCAATGCTCGAAACGCATTGATGGAGAACCCTGAAAAAGCATCTACTTCTAGTCAATCCACTGTAGCAGGTACGCCATACGTGTATCGCAACGTCGATGACAGGCAACAGGTCCGCCCTGGTGTGTTCTCCAGCGATCTGAAGACGGCATATTTAAACCGTGACCAACTCCAGGCCAAAGCGGCTGCGCCTGGATTATATTCTACCACGAGTCGGTAATTACTATGTTCGCTAAAAATCCTGAAACGGAAAATCACATAAGAATATATTTACATTTCAATGCAACTATATCCACCTACTATAGACCCAATGCGCATCGTGAGCATCGATGTAGGTATAAAGAATCTAGCCATTTGTGTTTTCTCTCTACAGCTTGAACCAAACTCATCTACATGTGGTGATGGTACAACAGTCGCGAGCAACAAGCCAACCATAGAGCGTAACGAGATTGATATATGGGATGTGATCAACCTAGCACAGAAAGAGGTATCAAAGTGTTCAGGTAGAGAGAAGGATGGGTCGCCATGTGGACGCGAAGCGAGGTTTACGAAACATGGAATATGTTTCTGTTTGTGCCACTCCAACAAGGAGCCGTACCTCCGTCCCTCACGCGAATTAGAAGCAGTCTACCTGAAGAAGCAGAAGGTACCACGTCTACATGAGATCGCTGAGAAACATTGTGTTCTGTACACCAATCCTATTAAGAAGGCGGATCTGATCGCAGTGATCGTCAAACACGGTACAGAGAAGTGTTTTGAGGTTGTGGATAAGGTGAACGCGAACAATCTGGATATCGTGACCATCGGACGTAATATTCACTACAAATTGGACATTCTGTTTGACAATTCGTTTGACGACATCAGTCTTGTTTTGATTGAGAACCAGATAAGCCCCATCGCGAACCGCATGAAGACGATCCAGGGCATGCTATCACAGTACTTCTTGATGAAGAATGGGTCATTGGATATTGATTTTGTGTCATCCATGAACAAGTTGAAGGATGACATTTTAATTGAAAACTCATACAGTGAGAGAAAGAAGATGGGTATCGCGAAGTGTTTAGGGATCATTAAAGAGGATTTTACATCATGGGTTGACTTCTTTAACAAGCACAAGAAGAACGACGATCTGGCTGATTGTTTCTTGCAAGGAATGTGGTATATTCGTGCCAAGATGTAGAACGTTACATTATGTCACCATACATTGTATCGTAGACAAGTAACGCGTAAAGATATAGAAGTATTACTGTGTGTATCTACTAATGGAACCTGAGATTATTGACATATCGTCATTTGACATCCCGAACTCGTCATCATCATCGTCTTCCAACTTTGGCGGTGGTATTGAGCTTCTTATGAACGAGAAAAAAGGTGGAAGTGCAAATGGTACGACAAATGATGATAATATCGAGCTGGGTGACTTAGAGAAATTAGAATCAGAGCTTAATGAGATGTCGGATATGGGTGGAGGTGGAGGTGGTGATGGCTCGAATATGAAGAGTAACCTATTCTCAGAAAACCTTCCCGAGTCGATCAATATCGAGACTGATCATAGACCGTCTGTCAGTTTTGGAGATAATAAAGATGATGGGAGACCTGCCACACCTACATGGGACGGATTCAATAAGTTCAATGAAATCCCAGTGACACCAGACAAACCTATGCAGGCCCAACCCACACAAACAAGAGAAGAAGTATTGCGTGAGAAGTTCCAGTTGTTGAGGAAGTTGGAATCGTTGGAGCAAAAGGGAGTACAATTATCAAAGAAATACACCATGGAATCTCCAATTCTGGAGATGCGTGGAGAATACGAGACGATTCTGGACGAGAAGGCGAAGCAGAACTCCATCAAGTTTCAGGGGAATATGTTGATGACTTGTATTAACGGTATTGAATTCCTGAACAACCGCTTCGATCCATTTGATATTAAGCTGGACGGATGGAGCGAACAGGTAGCAGAGAACGTGGACGACTACGATGAGGTATTCGCTGAATTGTACGATAAGTACAAGAGCAAGGCTACGATGGCTCCTGAACTCCGTCTCCTTTTCCAGCTGGGTGGAAGCGCAATGATGTTACATATGACGAACTCCATGTTCAAGTCCGCCATGCCTGGTATGGACGACGTGTTGCGCCAGAACCCCGATTTGGCTCAACAATTCCAGAAGGCAGCCATGGATTCCATGGGTAGTAGTAACCCTGGGTTCTCTGGATTCGTGAACAGCATGACTGGTCAGCCGCAAAGTCAAGGTCAAGGTTCGGCTCCGCCTCCACCAATGGCGACCCAAGGAGCCAACTCGGTGCCACCACCCATGTCACGACCAGGTAATAACAGTAGCTTCTCGTCGCGACCCGACTTGGATTCCATGATGGGTCAGGGTGATAGAAGAGGAGGAGTATCGGATGGTATCAATATCACCGAGAACTTCTCTAGCGCGACTGCGCCCGAGCGCAGCAGTATGCGCCCACCTCCGTCATCAGATTTTAGAGATCATTCAGTTCCTCCTCCTCAGCAGTCGGGTCGTCCAGAGATGAAGGGTCCAAGCGACATTGACCAGCTGTTGTCAGGACTAAAAACCAAGAAGATCAGTATGGTGGCCCCCGAGCGTTCTGCTGCAGCGATTCCAGTGAACCAGACACAAGGTATGGATTATTCTGCCCAATCGGTTAATGTAAACGAGAGTAGTACCATCAGTATTTCAGATCTCAGGGATATGCAGGCGTCAGGTGGAACTGAACCCAAGAGATCACGACGCAGAAAGACGTCAGAGAAGAATACAGTGAGCTTGGATATTTGAACATAGTTGTAGACAACATGTAAAAAGAGTGGTATTGTACACCACATGTATCGTATGAACATGTTGTGTAGTTTAGATAAGGTAGTGTGGTTACATACTTGCGCATTTGGACGATCCGAGCAAGAACGTAATGTAGGAAAATGAGCCATAGTGTTCGGCATGTTGTCGCTTGAAATACAATGCGAATCCCACGATGGTGATGATTGATGCCATATGGAACATTGTCGTTACCGCGCGCAGAAGTTTATCAATGATATCCTTCTTCTTTTTGGGTTCTTGTTTTGTATAGTAGTCTATATAATCCTTACATATCAGTATTGAAAACAGTAGAGTTCCTACTATGGCGGAAAAGTAGATATCCATCTTATTAAACATGAGGAAGAATAACCATATATAGAAGGCGTTTTTTATCGTGTCGGTTGGGGGGACACTCCCTGTATCCGATGCATACCCCAGGGAGAAGTATATTATCATGAGAATCACTGCGTGCTTGGCATACATATTTTCAGACAGAACCTTTTGCATTTGACAACCCATCGCTTCTGCTACAAAGTTACCTGATACTGCGAGTATAAGAAGAAAAATACCTAAGATCATTGTCAGATTATGTTTATCCGACGACGTTTCTACTGAATCATCTACCTTTTTGAGTTCGATACTGTTCTGCTGAGAATGCGGTAATGATGAAGTTTTTTCGTTCAGAAACACACTGTCCATATCCGCAATAAATGACATGTTTATATGTATATTATATACCTACAAAAAAATCTGCTACATCTCAATAGTTAGTAGTGTTTATGTTATCAACAGTATAAACATGTATAGTGATAAGTACATAACATTCACATAGATGCACATATCCAAATACCTCAATGGGTTTGATATGAAGTTTATCATCCAGAATAATAATATTAACCTGACAACGCTATTTTATTTTGACATTATGAATATGTTATATACCGTAAATAGTGCCGATATAATTGATAATGTACAGATGACAGTGAATAATCCCGTAGAAATGAGGAACGGTCCAGGAACAGCCAATATACAATTCCTATTCCATCACCTGTTTAAAGATTGTGGCGTCCCGCGATACTATCTCAACCTAGACACGAGATTTGATACTACGGGAACGACTCTGTGCTATATATCCACTATTCGTAACGACTTGCCTCCGTGTGCAAGTACACAAACAATGAATACGAGTGTATTGAGTAAGTCCAAACCCATGCCGATCGCCAAAATGGACATACATATCGAGTTCCTTGATGTATCAACGGGGTCATTCCTAATTTCCTTCTTGTTTGACCCTGAACACCCACCGCGACCCCATCAAGAGAAGATGGTGATCACTGTATTCAAGAAGATGTTTAGTCGTCTAAAAGAGTTTATAGAAAAGATGGAATGACTTAGCATACACACAATGATATGGCATTTTATTGCAGTTAGTTGTGCGGTTGTGGGCGCAGGCTTTGTTCTTATCAACGATACAGTTTGGTCTCAGATTCAGTTTTATAAACGACTTTCTATCGCATCTATAAAGCACTTTTTACGCTACTTGTTTGTTTCCCATCTTAAAAAATCCGAGGCGTTTACTGACCTTCTCCTGGAGTTGGCGAAGACTGATGTATTGTTTGTCAAGGTTATCCAAGCTATATCGTTCAATTATAATTTCCTTGATGCTGATCTACACGCAAAGATTACTCAGTTCTCCGATAACGTCCCATACGATGCAGACGATATTGATATTGTTACTTTAGACGCAGTCAGTCGCAACACCTCGTTTGTATATGTTGATACGAAAGCATTTCCATTTCGGTCGGGTATGATTTCACTCATCTACGCGCTACGCCATAAAGACACTGGAAAAGAGTACGTGTTGAAAGTAAAACGACTAAACATTGATGAACGTCTTGGTAACAGCATTGACAATATGTCGGGACTATTATATTTGTTGTCTGTTGTTCTCAACCAATGGTTCAGTCTCGATGTAACAGATGTGATATCTCGCCATCTCAACCTTCTCCGTGAGCAGCTGGACTTTTCATTGGAAATGAAAAACACTCTTACTGCACGTTCGGATTTAGCGGACGTTGACTATATACGTATCCCTGAGATATACAATTTTGTCAGCTTCTCCGACCGTGCGATCATCATGGAGCGCCTACCTGGCAAACATATGAACGAAATCCCCATTGCTGAACGCGAAATGTATAGCGACTTGGCAATTAAGTACTTCTTTGTGAGTTCGGTGATCCATCACAAGTTTCATGGCGATATGCATTCGGGAAACGTATTGTTTATCGATAATGGAACCGATGAATCGGATATGGGTGGTCCACCGCGATACCAACTTGGTATCATTGATTTCGGGATCGTGACACATTTCCCTGAAAATATCACCGAAACACTATTCTACGTGTTTGAACACCAACAGAATCCCGAAATGACGGAGTCCATTACTCGCGCCTACATGAATAACTTTATGCACCCTCCAAACGTGCTGGATATCTTGGGTAAGGAAGCAGCGAGACCGATTGTGAAGGATGCGAGTTGCATAGCGCGAGCCGTATTTCAAAATGGCGAAATGTTGGATCAGTCACATTTCTACCGCATATTCCAGTGCATAAATGACAATATAACTAGCGAGGTTGTCGCAAAGTATGACATTAAGACAAGCGATGGATTCGTCAAGTTTGAAGTAGCGATATCCATGTGTAATAGTCTGGTGATCCATCTGACTGGTGGAGACATGAACACACACATGAAACGAGTGTTTGACGACCTGTTCCACCGCGACCTCATGTTTAGCGACGACGACAAATATCAAGAGACAATACAATGAGAATAAAGTATAGCTCCTTCTTTCGCGATGCGGTCATACGATCCAATAGTAATATTATGACAATATAGTGTATACTGTCATGATAAAGAGTACTAACGATAATTCAATAATACGTAGACGACGATTTACTCGTCGGAATCATGATGAATCGGAAAAATATGGAAGGAAAGGGAATAAGACAGGGAAACAAAAGACGATGCGCCGCGTCTATAGTGGTGGAGATGCGACTGCGGCTACAACCATTAAGAACGGGTTCTTTGGTCATACTGTAATGGGTATAGATGAGTTCTATACGCAAACATGTATGAACTCAGACTCCACCACGGATACAAGTGTTCCTGGTTCTTCTGTAGCGGTTGAGGACATGGTAGAACTACAAAAAGAGAATGATGCTGGAACTGATGTGAGAGATAAATACGCCAATATAGTGACATCATTGTTCGATGTTGGGTCGGATAAAGATGCACAATACGCTACCCGCTGCATACGTACATTTGTTATGCTGGAGTTGTTTATACATGACAATGTAGAAGAATACTATAAACATCGCGACACCCTATACAAAATTACGCAGCGCATGGAAAATCGTGCATTGGAAAAGTTTACCAGTTCTATGCAAAAAATTTCACTGGACGCATTAATTGCATGGGTGCATAGAAATATAAACCTACTTGATTCTGATCCCAACGACACTCCAATGATAGATGCTATGTACGGAGTCAAGAGAACAAGATTAAGAAGTTCCGTTTACATGCGAAAAACGATGATCCAAAACGTAATATCAAAACTAAAACCCCGCTACTACTTCTATCTTATATATGGCGTTGACGCATTTTCCCATGCCACACGAAAGTATATATATGACATTATGAGCGAGAGCGCAGTTATCGACACTCCCGACAAATTGCGAAATATGTTATTTGACGTGGACAACTTCATGCAGATTAACGGGCTTGGACATTTGAATTCTGTTAGAGATATAGCGGGTATTGCTAGTATCTCTGACGAATATAGAGTTAGTAGAATTACATCGTTTGATAAGAACATCAATACTGTAACACCCTCTTCACCCATCGCAGCATGGGACATGAAACTTCAATATGACCCACAACCATTTTCTAAGATGGCGGGATATAGACGTACTGGAACGAAAAATAAGAAGGGATCCACTGAAGATCTTAATGAAATGGAAAGATTAAAGAATGGTCTAACAAGCACGCGGCAGATAAATGAGGATCTCAATGTAATAAGAACCGACTCATTTGAACGTGCGAGTTATAGTTATTATTTTTTGAGCGGAAACAATGTCGGTGGTTCTGGAGACGATTCGCAGCGCAATAACACGGATCATAAGGTAGTCTGGTTGTTCAATAACACAGAAATGACGGCATATCCGGGAGGCAAATACGTGTATAACTTAGCACATGACTTCACCACTTATAATATATTGTTGGATAGAATGTTAGACAATGTTATGGGTAAACCACTACAACCCAGAAGTAATATTACCGAAACAAAAGACCCAGATACAGGGGACATTATGCTTAGTGTACCAATACCAATGGCACATGTAACTAGTTCTTCATCAAGTTCGGTGGGAAAGGTACCCCCTGCTATAGCGGTTGCATCACCTGTTGCGACTACTGCTACTGCTACTGCTACTGCTACTGCTACTGCTACTGTAGACGAAGACAATAGCGATAACCCCCAAGGACTTATTCTTTCCGAGATGGAGTACGTGTATGATGATGTTTTCATTCAGTATATTATTGATACGGGAGAACCATTCAACTTATCAGAATTTACACGTATGTATCACAATATAATTAGATCTGACAAGGGCATGAATACTGAAAATAAAGTCGCAATGTCTGACTATGAGGATATCAAAAATAAAATACTGGAGGTAACTGCAAGGCTTGTTACTCACAGACATTCAGTGGAGGATACAAAGGACCTTAATAGGGAACCTAGAGTATTCAATGATGAAGTAGTAAATGATCCATTCGCAGCCATGTTTGTACATATGCACGTGTATATGACGATGACCGATTCATATAAGTACGATGCGGTATTTGGATCTATGTCACAGTATGATAATAGTATAATCACTTCCAAAGACGATACGTTTACATCAGTTCACTATGGAAATTTATATAAATACGTGTCTGTGCCTAGTCTAGAGGATCTGGTTAATCCAGATGAAAAGGTGAACTACTTTGAGACACCGTTCACTCCAGCATCAGCACCAACTACAAGTCAACCGAACCCTATGCCAACATTTAAAACGATGCGACGTATCACACAGCTACCCGAGGATATCCCGAACAATATCCATACGACGACGAAACAGAAGATGTCTGATTATTACATCACTCCATCGACATATACAGTTAACCATCTGGAAGACAATATTGATGCTATGGTACGTAGGAGGTTGGATGACAAAAGTGATGCAAGATATCAAGAAAAACAAGAACAAAATAAACGTGCGTTAGCACGAGAAACCACTCCGAATGAAATAGAAGCCGAGGAAGACAAGGCTGAAACCGAGAGACATAATGAGGAAGCGAATACCGATAACAAAATGAAAGATTCTTGGAATAATATGGATAGGAATAAAATTAGACAACTGGAACATATGAACCAACGGAAAGCAGAGAGAGAAAAAAGGAGGAAACTGCGCACCGAGCGACGCAAAACACCGTCATATCATGATACGAACGGTGCCGACGCTGATGAAAGTATGGATGACGAGGAAAGCGAACGTACCGATACATATAACGCGCAACAAATAGATTTAATGTACATGGACGAGGTGATGAAATACAGAGAATCTGAAAGGAGAAATCGTGCGGCAGCCCGAATGATATCGCCGGACCCTGATACCGAAGAAGAAGAAAACGATGCACGAGAAGAGGCGGAAGACGCGGATGAATCCACTCGCAGAGGCGAACGAGAGGCTAGGAGATTAGAAAGGGTGAATAATGCGACTCAGCGTGTATTACGTGCGACAGACCTCACAAATAGACAGAACACAGAAGGCTATATTGACGTTAATGGTGTGGATAAGGCACAAATAATAGCTGATAAAATCCAGAAAAAACAAGATTTGTCACAAGATCTTGAGGATCAGGAACAACATGCTAAATATGTCCTCAAATACAAGACGAATTATAGTGTTTTTAATGGAGATAATCTAGAAAAAGAATTAGGTAAATATAATCGCGCTGGAATTGCATCGTTGAGACTGGCACCGAATGCTACTGGTTCGTATGCCGATATTGGACACATTCCAGTATCCGACAGAGAAGCAGCGTTCAATAAGAAGGATATAACTGACCCAATTGTGCGTAACTATGGTTACGGACCCGATGCAATCTTTGTCACCGATGAAATTAGGAAGAAAATCTTTATGTTTTACAACGAACAAACAAGAGGATTGCTCGGATCGCCAGACATGAAACGATATATGCCCAATATCATGAAGAGACTTGAGAAAATGAACGGAGTTCTATTATGTAATCGGGAAGCGGGATACATATACATGATAAAAAACCAAATAATACAGTTCAGTACTTCACCTTCCATCAAGGATTCGTTTTTTGGACACTACCCTGTTGCATTAATCCTGAACTTCAAAGGGATACATAACATGAATCTGAATATGTCTCCTGAGAGTAATAAATCCAACCTGATACACCGCGAACAAGCGATTATATGGCTGGATCAGACTCCATCGACGAAGAAGTTTATAGAGATAGCCAACCCCCGACTGTACTACGGTCTGATGCGTCACATATGGAATGATATAGATGACTCCAATACACCAACGTGGGAAAATGTACTACAGACGTTACCTGTTGATAATAAGGTTAAAAAGAAAGAAAAGGCCAAAAAACAACTCCCTGTCCCCGAGGTCCTGGGTGGATTCGCTTACACGACGATTCCTGGTCACCAGTACGTGCGCCTGTCCCCTTCCATGTTCGGAGCAATCGGTAAGAACGAGAAGGTTATTCGGATCAACCCGACAGTGAAACTAACCAAGTCGGCTATCAACGCCACACCCGAGCACCTGCGGAAGCGTCAGTTCTTCGATCATGGACTGTTCTACACGCTCAATAGTCGCGCGGCCACGGAGAATACTCTTGGAGTTTTTGATATCCCATTTGATAAGTCCGTCAAATCGCATGTAGTGGATCATAATATAAAGTTGACAATTGACACGTTATTTGCGCCTGGTTCAAAAATATACATGGATTCAAAGCCGTATACGGTGTATAAGGTGGCTTACGACGATTCTGACTGGAAACTCGTTCCAAATGACTCTATTGAACCTGATCTCACTGGCGCAACTATCATGGAGGCGCAAGCGATCCGTCTTCAGGCGCAGGCAGGTGCACGCGAGCTGCGTATGATGGATGACGAACTTAAACGGGGTGATGGGAACGTTGAGCCGATCAAAGCTGAGTATATGTTTGTTACTCCTGGTGCCAAAAAGGACGATAGGAAGGGGGATGGGAAAGACATTGAAACGGTTGATAGCACAGTTGGTACTGTTGGTACTGCTGATAGTACTGAATTAGTGATTCATGGAATTAATACAGTCGTCAGAAAACCTCCTACTTCTCCAAAGCCTCTTCCTATGATTACGGGTAAGCCTATTGGTATTCCCGACGAGGGAGAGACATGGGAAGAACAACCCGATATCGCTTCCAAGACCAATGAATCTGTATTCAATGCGATGATGAGTATGCGAAAGTTCTTTTTATTTGGTCCAGAGATATCCTATACTATCACGGACAATGGAAACTCTGCAACTTTATCGAAGAACGTCCGTGGACCGAACAGAGTCAAAATGTTATCAGATACAGGACTACAACAGAACGAAAAGGACGACATACTTACCACTATTACATCATCACCAGACTACTTTACAATGTTGTCATATCTCAACGATGTCACCATGTATGGACATAAACAAAATGAGCGGGCTGATCTGGAATCTGGAGAAAAAGATTCACATACATCTCTATTCAAAGTTGGTAATAATGCAGTAGCCTTTAATGGGGATAACTATAGGTATCGCGTGGTTGGAGTACCTGGACATACCGACAGGACAAGAAAGGTCAGTGGTAATCTCCTCCAGATAATGCCCATACCTGGTAATGGTAACTGCTTCTTCGCGTGCATTTCCACTGCAATCAATCTACATAATGCATATGTGCCTGACGAACCTGATGAGAATGAAGGAGAAATTATATTCAAAATAATAGATGTCGTTTCGGGTACAGAGGTTATACGACGTGGAACAACGTTCACTCCCGAATTCATACGATGGGCTGTGGTAAATTATTACCGTGAGACTAAGACTATCGTGGAGATGGTATTCAATATCATCTATTCGCGTATCATGGTGTATGGATACAATTCTGTCATCGCTTCTATTACGGAAGATTTTGCTGATTATATGGACGATGATTCTATACGTAACATGACAGGAAATGACGAAGTACAACAGATTGAAGGATTGAATATGCAAGTTGCCGATGCAATACGTTCTGCTACTGAGAATGAAAAGGTGGAAATGTATATGGCAACAGCGAATGTTGATAAGGCCACCGCCATACGAATAATATCCGACGAGACCTTTGATGCCATGTATAAGGACAGCGTGAGCATGGCGATGTTCATAGATAAAACCAACGATAGAAAATTTTCTTCTCCAACAACGATTGAAGATGCTGAAAAGATGCTCATGAAATCTTCCTGCTTTGCACAAGAAGAAACAATAATCGTGGTTGAAAATATATTCCACATCAAAACTATAAATATTTACCCCGATTTCCACCGCATGGAGGATATACAAACTCCCACTGCTACAAATAGAATACGAAAATATACTAGCGATAGTTTTGCCTCCTCTATTATTGATACGTCACGAAACAATGAGAAACTAGACAAGGTCGTGTTCTTGCACTACGAGAACCAAATACATTACAACCTGATCGTATTCGCGGGTGATGCTGGTATAAATAATAAAAAACGTGGAGGAGGTAGATTGACGCGGGGGCGACGAACTTGTGATACAGGTGGGGACGACAGAAGCTCTAATAGAACCAGACGCAATCATGATAATCATGATACTCTATTACAACAACAGCAAGATGGAGGCGCAAACATAAACCCTTCAAATCGTAAGCGAGGTATTTTCTTTCAGAGCACTGCAAACAAGGCTATTGGTAATAACTTTAACAAGGGAATAGACCACGACCTCTCGGATATATTTACCAACCAAATGAAAGACGTTCAGATAGATCGTATGTCCAAGAGTCCCCCGATATACATTCTCATGCTTCTCTACTCAAAATATAATAGGTCTAGACGTCCCGATTCGCCCACAAAGGGGGACAGTGATGCGATGTTAGCCTACAACAAGGAACTATACGCCAAATACAGACCCTTTTATATTGAGTTCAGACTGATTGACGCGATGATCAATGACATACCCCTCATCATTGATGGTAAGGAGAAGAGTATTAAGTTCAAGAAATTGTTCCATCATATATTTGGAAACGAACTACATAGCGAGGAGGATTACCTGAAAAATATGTTCGATGAGGAACCTCAGATTACGCTACTGGGTGGTGGAGTCGGGGGCACTGGGCTCAAGATACCATTTGGTAGTCGCAATACAACTAATTACAACAGAAACACACCTACTGCACCACCATACCCATTATCCCAGTCATATGGAATGCATTCGCTCCCAATAGGCCGTTCTCTGAAACAAAGTACTATGCAGACCCTCACTGACAATAAATCAAACTTGAGCTTTCAAGTGAATGTGCATCTAACACTATCGCCTGGCGACGATGCGATCAGTATGGGTGACAAGGTCGGATTCGCATGCGAGGCATCGAAGACAGAAATGAGTCGCAGTTGGAGTCAGATTACAGGGAAACCCTACTACCCGACTCCGCGCTCGTCCGAGGTAGGTGCATACGGCAACAAGGATAGGGATGCAAGGAAGGCGAGAGAGGAAAAGGACGCGAGGGGTGTGAAGGAGGAAAAGGATGCGAGGAAGGTGAGAAAGGCGAGGGAGGAGAGGGAGGAGAGGGAGGAGAGGGGCGAATAAGAATTGAAATGGTTTCGTTACTCTCTCTGGTAGTATATACCAAGACAGTAACAACAGTTATCTAACAAAATTCAAATCATGTCCAGTGTTACATCAGACGATGACAGTAGAGGCCGCACTGAATCGTTTGATTCAATCGATGAGTTGGAACACGATGTTCAACAAGCCGTTATCGATGGGGGGATTGACACGGATGGCGATGATGACGATGAGGGGGAATCGGAATCGGAATCGGAATCGGACGAGGAATCGGAATCGGAATCGGAAGAGGAAGAGGAAGAGGATGAGTTTACGTGTGAAAATTGTTCTACAGTTCAAGGAAAAAATAATTGCGAACGATGCGATGTTGAGGACGTATGTGAAGACTGCTACGGCGAAGGAGGTGATTATGGTCCAGGTGAAATATGGGTATGTCATGAGTGTCTTCCTACTTGTTTGGAATGTGAAGCACCACTATATACCGCGAGTGACGAGTGTTGTGGAAAAGGAAGAAGTGATAAGGATCAGGAACAAGAAGAGCCATGCAAGTACGTAATCATCCCCAACTATAATGTGGTTGAAAAAGCTCATTGGTGCACCGCGATCGCGTCGGGCAAGATAGTCACGATCATACAGACGACCGAGTACAGAGATTCTAGGATTCATGCCATGCTCACCGAACAGGACGCGGAAGATATCGTTCAGTTGAACAACATTGAGCTGAACGACTATGACATTGAGGTCGTCTCCATGGAGGACGGATATACAGGCGCTACAGAGATAAAGGATCGCGAGCTCTACACGACCGACGAGATTATAGAGATTATCTGTCGCATACGTTCTCCAGGAGAACATGGGTGCTATGATATGAACATCGATAGAGACTGCGATATCACCAACGATCCCTTCTGTGAAGAGACGATGGATGCCAATGGTTGGGAGATGGTGGACACTCTGTATTGCATTGAATCAGGTGGATGCAAGATCAGAGAGTACGACAGTGATTATGATAGTGATGACGATGCCGATGACACAGCGATGAGTGACGCGCTAAGTGAAGTGAGCGATGTAATCGTTGACGATACAGAGACTAGTTTTGGATCTACAACACTAGTTGTCGGTGATGTTGATGACGATATATTTAGAGGATTGGAAATGGAGTTCGAAGGGAGTGATGATGATGATGATGCTGAAGGGTCGCTGTAAAATATAATTAGTAACAAAAATAGTTCTGGCAGAGTCCAGAACTATTTTTGGTTGGTCTCGCAATAAAATATCGCGACGTATAGTACGATGGTGAAAGGAAACACTGCCATGTACAACG